CCTCGAGTATGACTTCTTGTGACTTGCGCATTTAACCTCCGTTCGGCTTAATGGGTGAGGGGTAAGGCGTGAGGCGTGAGGGGTAGTCAGGAGACAAGGAATTACTCCTCACGCCTGACGCCTCACCGTGTTCAGCTCATCATTTCGACCTTGTAGTACTCCTGGCCGCTCGCTTGGCTGGTATCGGCCAGGACCGTGCCCGTGACGTTGAGGAGGGCCGCCTTTTCCCCGAGCAGGTTGATGTCGCCGTTGAGGTTGATCTGCACCTTGTGGAAGGTGTAGCGCTGGCGTGGGCCGGAGTCGTCGCCGTCGGTCACGAACACCAGGCGCTTTTGCACCGATCCGGCCGACATGGCCCAGAGGTACTTCTTATTCACGGTTTCGTAGTCGAAATAGAGCTTGTCCGTGTTTTCGATGTTGGCGAGCTTGCGGACATAGCCGTAATCCGGGTCGATGTCGTAATCCGTGCCCTGCACGCGGAGGGTAGTCCCGGCCGTGTCGGTGATCACCACGTCCTCCTCGGTTTCGTATCCGGAGAGGGTGAGGTAATTCTCGCCGTCCTTCGATAGTTTCGTGTCTCCGGTGAACGCCCCGGTTACGTGATACAGCAACAGGTAATCGACACCCGCCGTATTGCTGACCCAGGCCACCTTACCGCTCTTGGTGGAAACGTCCCCGGTCACCGTATCGCCTGCCGCCAGAGTCCCCGTGATCGTGCCGCTGGCCTTGACACGGAATACGTTCAGGTAGCCAAAGTCAATGAATTCGTTGAGGGCCCAGGTCTTGCTGATGCCGTCCGCATAGTTGGCCGACTGATTGAGCGTATTGACCGTGCCGCCGAGAAGGGCCATCTGCAGGTTCTCCTCGGACTGCTCACGCAGGCCGAAAGAGAGCGTTGCCTCGCGTTCGGTTTCCACTTCGAGAATGGTTGCCCGCGCGGCGTTCCGGGTGGATTTCATCTTCTCAGTGGTGACCTTCACGCTCATGGTGAAGTTTTCGAGCTCGCCCAGGTCAACGCCCGGGTTGCTGCCTCCCACCGTGCCCGCGTAAGCCCGCCCGGTCCCGTTGTAGCGAATGTTGCCGGTATCTGATGCCAGTGCCATATCACAAACTCCTTTCTATGGTTTTTCGTCTATTCCGGACCGCGCCTTGCCATCGTGAACTCCCTTGAGATATCCCAGGAGCCCGCTCGTCACCGAAACGACAATCTCTTTGGCACCGTCCGGCAACAACCACATGCTCAGGCCAGCCAGCCCCAGCAGGCCGATGATGGTCAGGATCTCCGCCATGTTCTCAGCTCCAATCATCAGGCCCCGGTTACGAACTGATACCAGCGCATGGCATAGCCCGAAAGGTCCTGGCCGGTTTCGAGCGCCTCCTGAAGCCTGCCAGGTATTGAGCGAATTTCGCCCGGTCCTCGGTGCTGATTTGGTCCTTATTGGTTTCGTAATAAACACTCGCCAGGCCATATACCTGCGAGGCAACGGCGAAACCGGAATCAACCTTTTGTTGAGTGGTCATGGTGGAAGCGCAGGAACTGGCAATGAGGCATGCAAAGCACGCGATAACGATCAATCGCTTTTTCATCGGAGCTATCCTTTCTTGGCCAGAGGAATCTGATTATCTGTGCACAGATTGCTGTGCGAGTGGCTACGATGGGCAATCCACAATTGCTCCACATTGTCCACCAAACCTTCATGCACGCTTTTGACGTAGTCTCTGATTTCATTGCGGCAGTTGATGGATTCTTCCCGCATATCCCGGAGACGTTGATGCAACATATCAAGATCTTTCGAAATGCGATTGCACCAGATCTTTTCGCAGTTGATGATTTGCTTTTCACACTCCGCTCGGTCCAATTTGCCGTCAATCTTCTTGTCCATCTTGTCGAGACGGCGCCAGATGGCCGTTTGAAATGCCAGTACAAGAGTGACAAGAACACTGATCACCACTTCCCAGTGGAGCAATTGGTTTTCCATTCTCGCTTCACCTCCTGCTGGTCTGGCTCATGTTGGAAGCCCCTTGCGCGTGGTCTTCAAGACCGTGAAAGTCACTGTCGAATAGCTCACATAGAGTGGGTGGAAACATTCCGAGGAAGCATCACCGGAGCTGACCGCCGAAGCGATCCGCGCCCGATACAGGGCATTTTCAACCTGCTCCCGGAAGGATTCTGCTTGCAGCCAGCCGGTACGGGTCCGCGTGCTGCCCGATGTTGCTATTTTTTCATTGACCACGCCGATACCCAGCATCACCGACCAGGACAGTTCCCGTTCCGAATCGCCCCGGGTCTGCTCGATGCCGACAATGGCAATGATGGGGTATTCGTCTTCCGCCGGCGGCTTCACATCATCGATGCCGAGAAAGATGGTAGGGGTCGCGGCAAGGTTCGCCGTGCACCAGGCCGCCAGGGTGGCATCTGTTGCAAGGGCATTCCGAATGGCGATGAGAAGATCGGAAGTGGTCATGACGCTTTCATTCCATACCGCTGCAAGGCTGCCAAGAACTGCTCTTCAAACAATCCCGGAATCTTCCCGCGCATGTGCTCATAGACCTTGCCCACCCAGGGCCGCGCCGGGGCCTTCAGAGTCGTGGTGCCCTTCGCCAGTGGAAACCCGATGGCGAACAGGAAACGGCGCTTCCTGGGCGTTACCGGCGTGGCATAGCCCCGATCATGCTTGCGCAGCCATTCGGCCAGTCTGGTTTTGGGATTGATGAAGCCGATCTCGGCGAAATTGTCCTCGATATCGACCTTGTAACGAATCCCGGCTATGAGGCGCAGAAAAGGGGTTATTCCCGATCTTGTCCGCTGGATAACCTGACCCTTGCCTTCCCCCCTTTTCCATCGCCTACGCCGGTACTGCAAACCTCCCGCACGCCGTTTGGCTCGCCCGATAACCGGAGTGTGAGGATTGAGCGGCGCCCATCCGAGATACCCGCCCTTGTCCCCCCGCCGCGCCTGTTGCTGAAGTTCTTCCTTCACCTGATAGGCAATGGACTTGAGGGCCGACCCCCGCGCTCGCTGAAAGATGCCCGGCAGCTCCAGCAAGGCCCGCGTCACTTCGCTCAGATGCTCCGTCTTAACCTGCACATCCAGCATGTCGCTTCGCTCCGTGCCCTTCGGGCGGTGAGGGGTGAGGGGTGAGGCGTGAGGGGAAACCTCCCGCGCACCTAATCACTCCTCACGCCTGACGCCTCACTCCTTACCTCTTAAAAGTGGGGCGTAGATCCCGCCTGCATTCCAGTTCCCAGTCTCCGGGCGAATCGCTCAATAGCCTTTCCACCAGCCAGGTTTCCCCGTCGATCTCGACCGTATCCCCGCGCGTCCAGGCCGGGACATCACTTTTCAAGACGAGCACCGTAGCCGTGGCCTGCAAGGCGGCTTGCCATCGAGCGTCTTCAAGTTCCTCCCCGCGCGTCAGTACCGCGACCAGCTCAACCGGCGACCCGTCAACCGGGGTGTAGGTCGCTGACTCGCCGAACTCGCTGATAAGGGCATTGCTCATCTGGGGGAAGTTATCCTGGAAGCCCATGTCGCTTCGCTCCGTGCCCTTCGGGCGGTGAGGGGTGAGGGGTAAGGCGTGAGGGGAAACCTCCCGCGCACCTAATCACTCCTCACGCCTGACGCCTCACTCCTTACCCCTTACGTGGCCGCCGTGGTATCGATCAGGTAGCCGCACGCCTTCGAGATTTCGCTCTTGGCCGTGCCGCTCTCATCATAGGAAGCCAGGAACGCCTCGCTGGTGTCGTGGCGCACGCGCAAGATATTGCTGCGCACCTCGTTGCTGTAATACTCCTCGACAATGACCTCCTGAGAGGCGCCCTCGTTCCAGCGGAAGGTCCGGCCGATGCAGGGCTCGATGATATCCGCCCCCGCAGTGGCTACCCGGCAGAGCTGCGCATAGCGGCTGCCCCACATTTCGGCCAGATCGGCATTCTGGCCGCGGTTCGCGTTGTTGTAGAGCGCTCCGGCAACCAGGATCTGGGGAATGTCGAAATAGGTCCTGAGGTGTTCAATCCCCACCTGGCCCGTCTTGGCTGCATCCGGGAAGAGCTGATAGACCTGGGTCTTGATCTCGCTCACCTTCTGCAGATCCAGAAAGACCGCGTAGGGGATCACCAGGCAGTTGGGTACGATTCCCAGGAGCCGCATCGCCGCTTTCCCCGCATCAACATCCGCCTTGGGAGTGGCCGAATCGGACGTTGACCAGGCAGCCGAGGCGTTATGCGCGGTGAAGTTGGTGGTGTTGAAAAGCTTCTGAGAAATGCGCCATTCCTGCGCTCTCATGATGTCGTTCATGAGGATCTTCGCAATGGTCAGCTCGTAGTCGAACAGACTTGCATAGAGCGCCAGGTAGCGATCATCCACCCGCCGTTCGAGGCCGTTTTCCTGGGTGCGGTAGAAGCCGCTCTCGAATTCGTCCTCGGAGCGGTTGTAATGCCCGAGCGGGCCGCGCGCAGTATCGAGCAGGTTGAAGAGCGCTTCCTTGGGAATGACCGGATATTCGGCGGCATTATTGGCAACCGGGAAGTAGGGCATTACCTGCATGCCGACGTAGCCCATCGTGGGCGCTTCTTGCATCACTTCCCAGACCGCCTGGCCAAGATCCGGGCGTTGCAGCGTGGTGTCGGAAGTGGGTCTCATTTGTGGATTCCTCCTTCATGGAGCAGGCTTTCACGCCCGCCGGTTAGCTCAGTTTTGCGTACTCGACTTCGAGCCATACCGCGTAGACGAGGACGTCATCCGTTGCGGCTTCCGTATCCTTGGGTTTGAAAATGACGGTCAGAACCGCCGGCATCGTGTCCGGGACATCGCCGGCGGCAATGGAAGCGCTGTACTCGGTAAGCGTGGCCCCGCCGTCGATTTCGTCGTCGGTTCCGGCGCAGTCGGTATCCCCCGCGTTGAAGTAGCATTCATGCTCCAACACAGGTGAATCAGTGTCCCCGCTCATCTTCGCCAGCCAGTGGACCTCGACGGCGGCGGCCCCGTCCATCTCCTGCGGCATGGGCACCGAAAAGGCGACTCCGGTATGGCTGCTGTGGTTATTCCAGCGGAGGACAACTTCCTTGTTGCTCTCCTGGGCGAAGCCGGGGGTTGCGCTGGCCCCGTCGCTGAACTTGGTGATGGCGGTGCCGTCTTCCAGGGTCAGGGCCCCCAAGGGGATAGGAATGGTCTTCTTTGCGGTGTCGTGGGCGGCGTAAAGCTCGGCAAGCGCGCCTTCAACCGTGGTCTCAGAGGTATGACCTCCGGAATCCGTGATCGAAGTCGCGGCCGCCGTGGTGGCCACGAAAGGATAGACGATGGCTTCCACGATATCGCCGTCGGCGCTTGCCGCCTGCAGGGCGATGAATTGCGCCGTGCCGGAAGCGGAGTCAGTGACCTTGCCGTTGGCGGCCCCGTAAAGGTTTGCCCCGATGGCAAAGGAATCCGCCGCGACCACCAGCAAGGTGCCGTTGTCGTTCAGCGCCCGCACCGTCACCCGCTCACCGGCGGCGGCATTATTGAGCGCCACTCCCACGCAGGCTTCACCCGCTCCGGCATGCTCGACCGAAGGGGGAGTGGTGGTGGTCCCCGAGGTCAGCTTCACCCGGCGATTCCTGTAAATGGCGCTGGTAGCCAGGAAAGTCTTGGGTCCTTCAACATAGATGCTCTGCATGGATCAGACTCCTTTCTTCTGCTGTTGGCCGTCGAGCCAGGCCTTGTGCAGTTCCGGATGCTGGTTGGCGACGGCCCTGAGCGCATCGGTCCGGCTGCACTGCTTTTCCTTCTGGTGCTGGTCAACCAGAGCCATGAAATCAGCAGACGGTTCGCCGGATTCCCAGGCCAAATGACCGGCGCTCTCCGACAAGCTCTCGTCGAGCTGCTTGCTCCCCTCCGCGCGCGCTTCCTTCTCGGCCTGGTAGAATTGCCATCCGGCGGCGTCGGCTTCCGTGCCGTCCTCAATCGCCTTAAGGGTAATGGTGCGGTCCCCATCGGCTTTCAGGATCTTCACGACTCGCGTGCGTTCCTCGGAAATTCCCTCGCCCTTGGCTTCGGCCTTTATCTTCTCAACATCCACCGAGGCCGCCCCGAGGCCGTATGCTTCCTGGAACACCTCGGGATGCTTTTCTTTCAAAGTTGCCAGATCCATCTGTCGTCCTTTCTTCCTGGTAATCGCCAGGGCGGTTTCAAAATGGGCTATATCGTCCACAAGCCCGGCTTTCCGGGCCTGTTTGCCGATGAACTCGCGGCCGTCCGCCATCCTTTCGAGTACCTGCTCGATATCGGTTCCCCGGTTTTCCGCTACGGCTTTCACGAAGATCGAGTAGTACTCATCCACGATGCTCTGGAGGTATTCCTGGCCTTCCTCGCTGAGGGGCTTCTCGTCGCTGGCAATGCGCTTGAACTTGCCCGCATAGATCATGGTTCGCTTAATGCCTTGCTGGGCATCCCGCTCGCTGCGGTCATAGTGGGTGAGCGCCACGCCGATGCTGCCCACCATGGCCGTATCGTTGGCAATGATCCGGTCGGCTGCCGAACCGATCCAGTAGGCAGCGCTCGCCATCATGCCGTTGGCAAAGGCGATGATCGGCTTTCGGCCGCGCGATTCGAAAATGAAGTCCGCCAGCTCCTTGGTGCCGTCCACCGCCCCGCCGGGTGAGTCGATATCGAGGAGGATGGCGTCGACCTGGGGGTCATCGAGGGCCTGCTTAATGTCCCGTTGCAGGAGCTGGGTGCTGGTGCCCCCGGAAATCTCCATGAAGAGGTTCGCGCGTTTGTCGAGAACACCATAAATGGGGATCACCGCTACGCCGTCCCGAACCTCGTAGCGATCCTCAGCCCGGTTGCCCGATTTGCCCCGCGCCAGCTCGATGCTGAAAGCCGGGTCCGCCAGGCGCGCTTCGAGGAAGGCGTTGATTTCATCCAGCTTCGCCGGGGTGAGCGCCCATGCCTTGTCTTGAATCAGGTCAAGCAGGCTCATTTCTTCTTTTCCTTGTCCACCGGCTTGGATTTCTTCCTGGTGCTCTTCTTCTTGGTCATGAGATCACTCCTCATCATCCGGTTTCACCTTTTCATCTCCTGCCGTCCCTTGCTTCTCCGGCTTCAAATCGATTCCATATTCCTGTTCCAGTCCGTCAACGAATGCCTGTTCGATAGCCCGCTGACGCAGCTTGACGCGCCAATCCTGGCCCATTTCGCCGTAGATGTCGGAATAGCACCGGGTAAGATTCTTGAGTCGAACCTCGTCGGCGTTGGCCGCCTTCAGCTTGTCGATGGGCCGTACCGGGGGCTTCAGCCATTCCGTTCTGGTGTAGGCGTGGAGATTGGCGAGGAACTTATCGACCGATTGCACCGGCAAGAGCCCGCGAAGGACCGCTTCGTACTCCAACCACATGAGCGCTGGCTCACAGAAGCGATTGATGATCACCTGACGGTCGGTATCATCAAAATTGGAGGCATTCTCGATGCTGGCCTGCGAAGCGGAATAGCTGGCCTTATACTCGCGGCTGACGTTTTCCGGCCCTCTGCAGGTGGCCATGCCAAGGCGCTTGATGATGGATTGGAACATGACGTCGAAATTCGGCCCTGGGGCATCGCTGCTGATGACGGTAGGCTTTTCGCCTGCGCGCCCGATGATCAGGGTGCCCTTTTCCAGTTCCTGGATACGATCAGCCCAGTCCGTTGTGCTGTTGAGCTGGCTTCCCATCGTATCTTCAACGAATGCTGTGAAGAGATTGCTGATCAGGGCCTTGACGAGGGCCGCCTCTACGAAATCCGAGTTGTCGCGGAGCTCCTTGATCATGCTCCCGAGAACCGAGTCCTGCCGATACTCGGCCACGTTCCGCACATCGCAGACAAAGAGCATCCGTGGCAGTCCGGTCTTGGGGTCGGTGGCAGGGATCCGGGTGCACTCATCCGACCTTGCCGACCCGTTCAGGCGGGTATAGGGTCCGAGCTTATTCTTGCTGGTGATCACCCACGCCGCAACAACTGCCCCGTTCTTGTCCAATTCCAGGCCGTCGTAGATGTCGCCTTGGATCTTGTCGGATGGGGTGACGAGCCTTGAGGGATCTATGGGAAGGAGAGCCATAGAAAACGGCCCGGAATTGGCTTTGACAATTTGGAAAAGCCCTATGCCGTCCAGCTTCCACTGGAAGGCGGCCAGGGCCTGCAGCATGTAAATGTTCTGGCGGCGGGTGGCATCGCAGTAGTTGCGCGGATCGAGCCCCCATATTTCGAAGAGGTCGTAAACCCTTTGCTGGTACTGCTGCTGCCATTCGATTGTCTGGCCGAGCCAGGAAAGCATCGGCTGCGCCTGGGGGGTGAGTCCCGTCCCGATGATCTGCGTTATCAGGCCCTCGATGATGCCGTGAGCCATTGCATCGTTGAGGTACAGGTCCCAGGATCGATTCGAGACGGTTCGCTTTTGGGATTCCGACAGCCGGTTGCTGATGAGCTGAGAGGTCCAGTTGGACAAGGTCCCCTGGATGCTCGCCCCCGAGCGCTTGAACCACCTTCCGGCGGCGCCCGCGTTTACCTTCGGGCTATTCGGGCGTGAGGATGACGCCTTCCGGCGCAGAAATGAAGACACGTAATTAAGCACGGTAGGGAGCCCCCGTTTTCATGCGGTCGAAGATCCCCCCGGCAGAGGACAAGGCAACTTCAGCCTTCAACTCGGTCCGTATGGCCCGCAGCTCCGAGAGCTGGGCTTTCCGGTACTTGCGGCCGTTGAACCATACTTCCTCGCCGTTCGTCGCCAGGTCCAAGATTGCCGCCTCGATTGCCGCCAGAAGTTCCGCTGCTGTTGCCATTCTTCTCCTTAAGGGCAACAAAAAAGGCGGCAAACCCAGTGACTCGGCACCGAGTTGCCGCCTCTTTTGTTCTTACGACGCCTTCGGATTGGCCTATCCTACGGGGGACCCTATCGTTTCAGTGTTGGTTTCAGCGATCCATTCTTCCTTTTTCAAAGCCCACGCTGGGGGCGTCGCGGCCCGCCCCGGCATGGGCTTGAAGAGGAGAAGCACTATGCGATTTGATTGTTTAGGAAATAAAAATGGAAGGAAAGGGGATTGTTAGCACGTTTAGCAGGTTTAGCAGATAATGATTTCAATAAATTGGCTTGTGCGAAAATCGCATATTTCCGATTGTAAGTTAGGGAATCTTGATTTATCTTATTACTGAACTCGCCGGCAGCGTGCTGCAGGCTCAAGGGCCGCCAGGAGAAATCCTTAGCGGCCTTTGCTTTTTTTGTGATATTATCGAGCCCTTATGAAAACAATCATCTACATCGACGGTTTTAATCTGTATTTCAGGCTGCTCGAAAAACGCCCTGCCCTGAAATGGCTCAACATCAAGGCTCTGAGCGAGAGGCTTCTGGATCGTGCGAATCGAGTCGTTGCCATCAAATATTACACCGCGCGCGTGTCCGGCAGGATCGATAAAAACGCGCCAGCTCGCCAACAGCTTTACCTCGCTGCGCTCCGTACCGTGCCGGAAGTTTCGGTACATATGGGTACCTTTCTCCTGTCCGAAAAATTCGCGGGCCTCGTGAAACCCCCTGAGTTTCGCCCGCGAATTAACCTCCCCCCGCCCTGGCCGGATGTTGTCAAGGTCATCAAGGTTGAGGAAAAGGGAAGCGATGTTAATCTTGCATCCCATCTGCTCCTTGATGCCTTTCAGGGCAATTTTGAAGTTGCGGCCGTTCTTTCGAACGACAGCGATCTTGTGGAACCGATCCGCATCGTCACTCAGATCATCGGTAAGCCCGTGGGGCTTCTTTCGCCGGTGCCAAGCCCAAACCCCGAGCTAAGCCGCATTTCTAGCTTCATCCGTCGCATCAGCGTCAGTGATCTTGCCGCCTCGCAGTTTCCCAGCCCATTGATGAAGGCTGACGGTTCCCTCCTGCAGAAACCGGCTTCTTGGGTATAGTTTGCCTCGATCCCGTTGGCACAGCCTTTTGCGTCGTGCCACAACTCGTACTGCTTCTTGAGCCTTAACGACCTTTCCGCCAGCCTCACCTTTACTTGCCGCTTGCCATCGATAAGCAGCGTGAGCGTGTCACCGTCCGATACTCCGACAACCCGCCCGCTGTATTCCTCCGTGAAGCCGATGAGCGGGAGCAGGAAGAGAGCGCAGAGAGCGACAACAAAGCTGATCAGCCTTTTCACGTGGTTTCCTTTTGCTGCTTCTGGTTTAAGTCCGCTTGGCCGTCGTGACTGGCACGCGGCACACTGGATTTGTTCGCTCCGTTATGGTGCGCTATCAATGCCTTCCTGGATCACCGGACACTCTATAACACATCGGCCCGTCATCCAGCCCTCAGAAAACACAAGACAAAATCGCTTATTTCGTCCAACAATCAGAGATGGGAGCGCTCGCGAATTTTCTGCGGATGTTCTTTGCCTGATGTGATGAAGATGGCCGATGATCACGAAAAACCTGTTTTCATTTCCGCTGACTAAACGATGTGGGTAGCAGCGTCCTGCCCACTCCCGCAAGAAAACCAGCGCTTGCCCCACGATAGCGGGGTTGCTCAAGGCGGTTTTTCTCGGAAAGAGATTTTCACTTTCAATGCGTTTGTGCATCCTGAAGGTTGGGCTTTTCTTTTTTACACAAGATGGGTCTGCATGCTAAAAAGGAGCTAAGCCGTCGGCAATTTGGCGCAAACTTTCTGGAGTTCATTCTCAAACAATCGAAAGGATGCACGATGAAAGTCTTGACTGCTAGTGTCCTGTTGGTTCTTGTGCTCAGTATTTCGTCGTTTGTCCAAGCCCAAACCGGGGGTCCAGGTATCGCATTTAGCCCTGTCGTGTCGCACTGTGACGCAAGGACTGACGCAACAGGGGGAGGGCATAGGTGCGATGTGCGCAGACAGTGCTTTGAAGCGCCACCGGGGCATTTCATCATGGAAGAAACCGTGCAAGTTCAAACTGGTCGACGGTTTGCGGGCGTCAGCTATGGCTGTAGTTGGGAAAAAGCTGGCTCGGTAAAAGTTGGTAGGCGCACTGAGGTACCAAACAAGGTGTGCGTTAAAGGGCATGCTCACAGCCCATCTGGAATCAACAACGCCAATTCGCGCGGCGGGGTTACTTGCACTATGAGTGGGCGATATGATTTGCTAGAGAATGTCGAAAAATAACTTCCGTTGCCTGACTGCCGACGGCTGCTCCTCATAATGCAGATAATTCTTACCCTCCAACACGAATAAGACAAGGGAACGATTCCTTATCACATACAACGTGCCCGGCTGGTCTGTCAAGTCCTTCAAATACCTCGTTTTGTTGCTCTTGTCGTGTGTGCATTACCAAGAATTCTCGTGGCCGCATTTGCTGCAAATGGCCCGGACCCTTGTTTCATCTTTCATGGATACATCGAAGCCGCCTGCCTTGCACGTGGCTTGCCGACCCAACTTTTTCATGAAGGGATAGTCATTTTCTGATATCTCGATCACGCCCTTTTTACCGCATTTAGTGCATTCAATGTTCACATCGTAATATTCTCGTGAAGCCATGAGCTATTCCTCCTTGTTTTCATCTCAGGTTAAAATCCGCTCAACCTCATCCTGTGACGTCTGATCGTTGAGCCGGGCTGAGTCATGGCGCCAATGGGATGCTATGATGAACCCATAGGGGTCACGCTCTTGAACCGGGTCCCGCATTTCTTGCATTCACAATACCTGACCCTGAACTTGCCGTCCAGAAGCAAGCTGTTTTGAACCCGGGTACTCCTCCCCTTGCATCTCGGGCATTCGGTTTTTCCCGGGAGGATCGTAGTGCCCGCCGTTTGTCGATCCAACGCCACGCCGCCTCTGCTCATGCCCACGGGTTTATGGTCCGCCGGCCTATTCGTTCCCGATACTGCGCTCTTGGATTTAGGTTTGACGGTTGATCGTTTTGACATGCAGAATCGCTCCCTTTTCGCCCGGTAGTCTGCCGGATCAATTGAACGCCCCCCCCTGGCCATTCGGGATCTGCCAGGGCCATTGCTATCACTTCCGCGTCAAGGAAATGATTATCCCGCCGCACTTGATGCCAGTATTCAACCCCGCGCCGGTCCCGCCGCTTTTCCTCTGCCGATATCTGGCGCGAGTAATCCAGGCCGGTTTCAGTGTGGAGATAAGCCGCCTGGGGGCTGCCCTCGATTGCCTTGTCGAGCCGGTAAAAGAAGGCGTCCTTGAGCTTTGCCGTGTCCAGTAAGATGAGTTGCAGCCCTCCGGGAATGGCCTTGCCCGACGGGGTCTTGTCCAGCGCCTTGCCCACGTGGAGCTTTCCGGCAAGGGCCGTCGAAGCACCCTTGGTGCCCCAAACACGGCAACCCCGGCCTATGCCGTTTTGCCTGATCCAGAAATAGGCCGCCTCGGTGATGCTAACGTCTTCGCCCTGCTGCCCGCCGCCCGTATCGATGGCCGCCCGCCAGATCCTGTGATCTGATCCATTCTCCCCCGGATAAGCCGTCTCGAACAGCAAAGCCTCGATGTCGGCCCATTCTGCCAGTTGCCCGTAGTCGATCAGCCATGAGGTCAAATCCCGCGCCCACGCCCGCACGACATAAAAGAAGCCGTATTTCTGAGAATCGATGCCGCATGTGAGGGCCACGGCCTGCTCCGGCACCGTCTGCGGCGGCAAATCGCAGCGGGCCTTGAGCACTGCTTCTTCGGAATTCGCCGCGATGATTTGCCGCCACGGTTCGGCCAGGGCCGAGTTGATGAAGGTCTGCAATTCCTTCACATCATCAAAAGCGGCGATCCAATCAGAAACCAATTTTGACAAATCTCCACTTCGGCCCAGGAGGCTATAGAGCCGGTTCACGTGGAAGCCGATTCGCTTCGGCGGGTACTCCGGGTTGCTCCTGGCGACCATCTGCCCGGCCTCAACGGCGCGGTTCTTTTCGCCTGTGGTCCATAGAGCACCGCACGTTCCGCATTGATACCGCGCCTTCTCGATCTGCTCCGGGGTAGCCTTCCGGCCTCCCTCCCACACTACGCCGCCGACCTCCGACCATTCCCCGGCTTCATCCCGGTAACGGCCCTCGGGGAACCCGTCGCAATGGTCCCGGCCCCATCGCAGTGGTTGTTTCTTGCCGCACACCGGGCACGGCACATGCCAGTCATAAATCACGTCGCAGGCGTTCAGCCGCTTCCAGATGTTCCCCTCTTCGTTGGTGGGCGTACCCAGGATGCCGATTTTCCGGGAATAGAAGGTTTCCGTCCGCTGAATGCCCAAGCTGATGGGCGATCCCTCGTTGGTTGTCGTGTAGTATCCCGGCTTATCCACCTCGTCGAAGAGGACCACGCGCATGGGCCGGGATGCCAGCCGCGAAACGCTTGAGGCCCATCCCATCGCAATGTAGGCCCCGTTGTCGAGAGCGATTTCATCCACGTTGAAGGTCGCCTCGCAAATCAGGCCGGCCAGGTCGGGAGACGCCCGGAACATGGGCTGAATGCGCTTGGTGCACATGTAATTGGCCGTGTCCGAATCGGCCATCACGAGCATGATAGGGCAGGGCTCCTGGTGAGCAAAATACCCCATGACCGAAATGATTCCTTCCGTTCCGGCAATCTGAGCCGACTTGCACAAGACGATTTCCTCCACGTCCTGACTGATGAAGGCGTCAAGGATCGGGCGCAGGTATGGAGTTCGCCGCAACCGCAAGGGCCCCTTTTCCTCGGCGGGTTCGACCAAGACGCGGTAACGTTCCGTCCATTCCGATATGGTCAGCCGCTCCGGTGGCTTCCATCGCGCTCGCTCCCCTTCAAGGAGACGCTTGAGTCGGCGTGAATTGCCCATCGCGCGCGAATCGCTCCCGTATGTGGTGAATCTCGTTGCCGATGATCTCCGCCATCTCGAGTCGGCTGCGCCCGACGAGCAAGGGCGGCAGTCGGTCGACCAACGATTGAAGCGCCGCCGTCACCTCGGAAACGCGCCAGGCCCAGCCCTCTTCAATCTCGCTCAACTCGTAGAGCTGCCCCTTGAGCTGGGCGACAACCGTTTCTTCTTTCTCAGCGCGCGCAATCCGATAGCGCAGATCCGCCGCCATCCGCTTCTCGGCGGCGTCCTTGTCCTTCTTGCGCCCGTAGCGCGTCAGGAATCGGTCCAGCTCGGAAACGTCGAAGCTCCCGTCCTCGTTCTGCCTGAGGTTCCCACGCCCGATGTGGTAATGGATGGTTCGCTTGCTCATCCCACAATATGTGGCCGCCGCACTGTAGCTTTCGACCCTCGCTTCCGCGCTTTCCGGCTCAGGCGGTTCCAGCTCGCGCTCCAGATCTTTCAGGAGTTTGTATTCCGACCGCTTGAGTGTCTCTCCGTTTTTGATCCGCAGCAAAAGCGACTGGTAGAGCTTCTGTCCCGCCGCAGAACCGGCTTGCAGCAACGTTTTCTTGAACTCTTCATTTTTCTTGGCAGATTCTTCCTTGGTCACGGCTGAAGACCTTTGCCTGTGGCTGTTGGGCGAGTACATACCGCGCGGGAAATGCAGATCATATATTCAGAATCATTAGAAATATGCCTCATTTTTAGCATATATCATCCCCTTGAAATGGCGCGGAATGGCATAGGGGGCCGTTCTTGGTGATTATGACCCCATTTTTACCCCCAAAATGCACTTTTTCAGTCAGAAGGTCCGGTCTGTAGACCGTTACAGAGCAACGCTTTTGGAGGAAATAAAAAAACCGGTTTAGCAAATATGATTTGCGAGATTTCCAGTCTGGAAGCGCAGATCGAGGGCCAGGCCATACCTGAAATGGTCCGCACCCGAACAGCGAGAGGAAGCCGGTAGATTTCAAAAGCAAGCCACGGCGCCCATTTCTGACCCACACTATCCGTAGATATGGCAGGAAACCTATGTGGGTGGCCATTCTATACCCCCGCGATCGGCACGTTGACGTTGCCGTTGAGAATGTCCGCCAACTTCTTTGGATGGAGTGCATATTTGATGATTCCCCGCCCCCATTTGCGCTCGATTGCCCGGCAATCCCGCAGTTCGACTTCCATCGTCCGCATGCCGACCAGGCCGCCCGGGTTGTTGGCGTGCTCGCAGGCGTAGGCGAATTTGTTCAAGCGCAGGATCTTGCGATACCGGTTCAGGGCCTGCAGGGAGAAGTCATAATCCAGCTTGGTGCCGACTCGTTCATCATAGAGGAGGTCATGATCGAGATGCCCCGTGAAGGGGTCGTTCACGATCTGTGTCAGCGAGAATGGCTTGTACTGCTGATAGTTCCGCCCGTCCGTGTTGCAGTTCAGCCCCCAGTACACAATCCCCCATTCATGGGCCAGATTGAACCCGTGAACGATCAAGGCTTCGGCCTGCTCGATGGTGAGTCGGATCAGCTGTTCACTGCGCCCGACAAACTGACCGGCCCGGTCATAAACGCCCTCCGTCATGGCGAGACACCTCACGTCGTCATCGATCATCACCAGGGGGCGGGGAATGTTTTTCAAGATCCAGTTCCGCTTCCTGGGGAGGTTGCCGTCCTGTTCATCCGGGATCACGATCAGGCGTTTGGGGTCATAGTGCCTTGCGTAATCATCCCGCTGGCTTTCCGGGATCACGATCTTGGCCGTCCGGAAGTAGTCGTATCCCTTCACCGCTCCGGCCCGCTTGTAGGATGGGATGGTGACATTGACGCCCTTCAGCATAAGACAATCCCCTCACAGTAGTTGCCCGCTTCCCGCAGGGCCCCGATGGCGTTCGCCATTGTCCAGCGCGTGAAGGCGAAGTCATCGAACACCAACACCCTGGCCCCGGTGATGGGCCTCAGAAGCACCACCGGGAACGGCTGCATCTTGTGCTTGATGCAGTACCGCTTGCCCTGCCCATGATCGGCAAACAATCCCTCCCAAGGGATCCCGGATTTCCCGGCGATGTCCCGGGCGATCCTCGCGGCGAAACTCTCCCCGATGCCACTTTGCGGCGGCACCGTGATCAGCTCGAAACCGTGGTCGACCGCCAGCCGCCCGATCCTCCTGATTGCCGCCTGGATGATGGTCAAATCCTCGATGCCCTGATAGCCCCGCCACTTCTTGATGGTTCGAAGCGGGCCGCCGAGCCGGTAATTGAGGCAGGCATAGAAAGTGATGCCGTTCCTGGTGAGTTTTCGTAGGTTTCGCCAGGCGGAATCCGCTTTCTCGCCATTCTTGCCAGTCAAACGCTCATCATGCCGCGCCAGGATGCCACTAGAAGCCACGATCTCCCCCGCCTCTATATCCAAACCCCAACGAAAGAATGCGGCTTTGCGGGTCATTTCAGCCGGTCCAGCCATTCAGCCCCCCGCAAGACGCGGCCAATCCCCATGGGTTGGCTTTTCCTGGGGATCAGGTCCTTGACCTTCTTCAAGCGAAAGACGTCCTGGGCTACCTGCCAATCGAGGGGATTATCGAAGTAGAGAACAACATAGTTGTGCTCCAGCAGGAGCTCCCGCGTGAACTCGACTTCCGGCTCCTCGTCCTGCTCGATGGCCTTCTCGATCATTGCATTGAGCTCTTGTTCGAGAAATCCGGTCTCCTCGATGTCGATGCCCGCCGCCTTGATATCCTGGAGGATGCTTGACAGTTCGTCATTGTCCATGCCGGCGAGTTGGGCGATCTGATTATCAGCGACCAGGTCCGCCCTTTCCTCGGCTTCGTTGGCATAGTCTTGGTAATCAACCGGGGCTTCGGTCAAGCCCAGGAAGCGGGCCGCCTCAAGCCGCCCGTGGCCGCGCACTACAAAACCGCTTCGGGTGCTCACCGTGATAGGCGCCCGCCATCCGCGGGCCTCGATGATCCGGGCCAGCATCTTGACCTGCTTCTTGGGGTGCTTGTTGGGGTTTCGAGGGTAGGGCACGATCTTTTCCAGGGGTACAAGTTCATCGTAGGCGCACATCACCGCTGGCGGCATATCAGTCAGCCTCCTTACCCTGCACCTTTTTGAGCGTCCGCCGCAGATCTCCGATGGTCGCCTTGCGTTTCAGGAAGGCCGAAACCACCTCGATCAGCTTAGCAAGCTTCTCCTCTGCGTTCCCGTTTTCCTCGTTTTCGCCCTCGGTCGTTCTCCGTCTTTCTTTGTCCTGAGCCATTCTTCGCCCCTTAAGAAAAGTTGCCAGATAGAGCAAACGGCTCGGGGCCGGTTCATCACCAGCCCCAAGTCATCGCCATTTCAAGCCCCCGCGCGGGGGGCGACCTGCCCGCTATTTTGCCGTGGCGATCTTCCTTAAAATCGCCGGTGCTTCCTGGTTGGTGTTCGCAATTCGCGCGCGGCTCTTCGCCCATTCCCGCAAGGCCGTTATCTTTTCCTTGCTGGCCCTGCTGATCGGCACGACGTTTTCAAAGGCCGTTTCGTAGCCATCGAAGAGGCTGTCCTTGGCGATCTGCTCGATCTCCGCGCCCGTGAACCCGTCAAGCTCCGCAGCCGCCGCCAGCTCGGGGATCTCTGCGCCGTACTTGGCGTTTTGAATCTTCACGATTTCGCGCCGCTCATCCCGACCTGGGAGGTCAACGAAAAACACCGCGTCAAAACGGCCGGCCCGGAGGAATTCCGGGGGGAGCTGGCTGATATCGTTCGCCGTGGCCATGACCATCATGGGGGCCTTGGTTTCCTGCAGCCACACCAGGAAATGCCCGAACATTGCCGCCGTGGTGCCGGAGTCCGTCTGCCCGCTTCCCTGAACCCCCGCGAAAGCCTTTTCGACCTCATCCAGCCAGACCACGCATTCCCCGAAAGCCTCGATGGTCCGGGTCGCCTGCCGCATGTTTCTTTCAGATTCGCCCACTAGGGAACCCTTGAGGGCCGACACATCCAAACGGATAAGCGGCCAGTTGAGAATCGATGCAGCCGCCTTGCATGCCAGGCTCTTTCCAGTTCCCGGCACACCCACCAGCAAGAGCCCCTTGGGGCGCGGAAGGTGCTCATGGCCCGGCTCGAACGCTCGAATACGGTTGGCGATATAAGCCTTGAGCTGCCCCAAACCGCCCACCTGTGAGGGATCCACCGGGGGCCAGAATTCCATGAGCCCCGACTTCTTGATCATCTGCGCCTTGGCCTTCGTGATCACCTGGGGGCTGAGCTTGCCGGTTTCGACCAGCGACAGGGCAAAGGCCGTTTCGGCTTCAAATTCGGTCAAGCCGCGCGCCATCAGTGCGGTATGGCGATCGGGCTCGATTCCTTCCCCGTTTTCCCCATTTGTGTGCAATCCTGCCAGCAGTTCCGTCTGCATGGCGAACAACTCGTCCGGGGTCGGCAGGGGTAAATCCAAGACGTAGATCAGCTTTTCCAGCTCCGCCCGCAACTGCACCTTCGGCCCCACGATCACCAGGGAGCACCCCTGCGATTTCCACATTGATGTGGAATTTTGCAGCGTCTGAATGATCTCCGGCGAATCGAAGAACAGGTGCAGGTTGTGAGCGATCATCACCATGTTGGGGATCTTGCCCAGGAAGGCCATCATACTGACCGGGTTCGAGTCACCATCGACCACGCGACCGGAAGGCAGCTCCCGTATTCCCCTCATGCAATCCCACCCAAAGAAAGACCATCCATTCCTGGCCTCTTGGATGATTCGTTCCGCCCTGTCGGGCTCCTGCGTTTCAACCATCAAAACCGGGTATGCCGAATCGAAGTATTTCTTGAACATCGTCGGTTCTCCTGTTCGTTACGCTGCATCGGGCAGCGAGGTTGGCAAAGTGATCCTGCGCCGAGGAACACTGGTCAGAAAGTTTTCCGTCACATCTTTGGAAATCAGCTCCAGAGCTTCCCGCACCTGATCCCGGAAACCGTAATCACTGCGCAGGTATTCGGGCCGCAAGCCGTCCATGACAACCCGCGCCTTTTCGACCAGGTCGCGGAGGTCGCCATCCCGGAACAAATCGCGATCCTCGAACACCGCCAGGAACTCTTGAAACTTCGTCAGGCTGGAAGCCTTGAAGACCTTTGCCTTGCCTTCAGCGTCCGGCTTCATGCGTTCGACCAGATGGCTTACAAAGCCGGAGAACTCCGCGCGCAAGGTCTGGATTGCCGTCTGTCGGGTGTCTTCGATCATCTTCAGAAACGCTATCCGCTCACGTTCATACAATTCGGGAGTTAAGACCGTGTTCTTGCCGGGGGTGCTGATCGTGACATAGCGCCATTCGAAAGCGAATTTGCGCCGGATGTCCCGGGGATAGTCCGTTTCGCTGAAATGCTTTCCCAATGTTTCTCTGGCCTGTTCCCGCGCATCATCATAAGCGGCGATGAAGGTTTCAACTTCGGTCCAGAACAATTCCTGAACGGCCTTGAGCTCATCCTCGACCTGCATGATCGAATCCTTGGGAACGAGGATCAGGCCATTGATGGGGAAGGGGAGGCAGAACCGGGCGATCTGCCACCGCGCCCGCGCCGCAACCGCCCGGATCTTCTGCAGGTACTCGGGGTCAACAAGGTACTTCCTGCCCCTCAGCCATTTCTCGTCGCCCAGGGGAGCCATTTCCGCCTGGGGGAGCTGCAGCGAACCCTGCCACACACTGGTGCTGATCTGAACCAAGCACGCCTTTTCGAAAACGTTCTCTTGCATTATCCTCTGCCCCCTATTCGTGGAAGACCACTTCGCCGTTAAAAGTAATCGCGTAATGCTTGATGGAATCTCGGTTCTCTTCGATAAACCTTCTGGCATCAGCGATGATTTCACTGGTGGTGCCTCGGGAGTAATTCCCAGACCTAGCCAGATACCCATATTTTGCTGACATGCCGTCGGTCCTGATGATCTGAACCTTTGTCGCTTTGCGTTCCCGAACATCATGGTCAACCCGTTGAATGGCCAGGTATTTATGCTGTTTGCATTTGGAGCACCAGCAGGCGATTTTGATCATTCTGTCCGTGATATCTTCTATGGCGTCCCAAGACAAAACCGCGTTACAATCGGGGCAATACGTCTCAGCTATACGCCGTTTCAATTTCGATTCTGCCATTTCGGTGCCTCCTTATCAGCCGCACAATGGCAGGTGCTTTTTCACGCACCCTCTCGCCGTCGCGAAATACGCCGGGGTTAACTGCTGCGCCGTTTCCTTGCCGAGCAGGTCTTTCAAGAACTTGGTTTCCTCGATGCAGCTCTTGCCAACAAAGCCTTCTGTCTCGATCCTGACGGCGCCCGTTTCGTCGATGTCGATCACGATCTTTTTCATTCCTATGCCCTCCCGCCGCTCAGCGTAATCCTGATCCCGCCGTTTTTCGTGACCTGTTCCTTGACCAGATAGCCTTTGCGCCTCGCCTCCATCACCGCCTTGGATGCTGCATAGGCTTGCTTCAACTTCCCGGCGCTCTTGCCAAGCACCCGTTCAAGGCCGCCTGAACGCCAAAAATCCCATACCAGCAACCATTGCCTGTCCCGCTTAATGACTCCGATTTCGTACGCGGCACCGGGAACCCGGATGGCGTGATCACATTTCCCCATGTCGTCAACCGTGAACCCCTCCGGGATGGGGTAATCGCCGATATGCTGGCCGAACCATGCGTAAGTTCTCTGGTCGCAAACAAACTCGAGCCCAAGCCGCACACAGGCTGCTTTCAGCGCTGACAAGTCCTTAATCTCGATCTCGATCTTGGCGATATGACTCATGAGTGGGACCTCCTGTCATTTTTGGCTATCAGAAGCGAATCGACCAACTCGGCCAGTTCCACCAGGAAGGAAGCTTCCTCCGGCGTCAGGCGAGCCGCAAAGGGGCGACCGTCGATAAACACCGCCCAAAGCTCCCCTTGCCCCCCATCGCCATACTTCATGGCCGTTACTCGCTTCATCTCTTAGCCCTCCAGCACATTCTGAAGCGGGGGCATCGTGGGGCTCACGAAGACCAAAGGTTCCGTCCCGCGGTGAACTTCTGAAATCTCGTACCAAGTCGAATCCTTGGGGTCCTGCCAAATATCCCCAGGCTTCGGCCAGCGCGTGAATGCTCCAGGCTCAGCCAAAACCTCGCCTGTCTCATAATGCGCCACATCGATCTGTTTGATTGTTCTGCTCGTAGAATGCTTCATGGTGTGACCCTCCGCCGAAAGTTCCTGCCGTCGGCCCGTTCAGCCCAATGCCGCCCGAGCGAGAGCGGAAGTTGCATATCTAGAGCGAAAATCAACAAAAGATTTCGAGATGTTGGAATTTTTTTGGCGGGCATCGCTCATGCCTTTAGGGGGTTTGTCTTCCATATGCTGAGCATGTCTTTCCGACTGTCGCGTCCATAAATTTTCCAAGTTTCATAGAAAAATCGCGGTTAGCAGTAGCGAGGCAATGCCCTGCGCTGACCCTTGCAGATTCCGACCGAGCAAAGGACCCGCGCGACTCTGACTGACTCGCATCCTGCCTCTTTGACCAATCCGGGTCGCGCATCCCCTTGGCTCTCTTCCTCTTCTCTTGGATCTCTCATGCTTGCTTCCCTATTGCCTTGTTCATACCGTGCCTAGCCGTGCCCGGCCACGCCCAGCCTCGCTCGGCCTGGCCACGCCCCGCCTTGCCGCGCAGTATCATGGCTCGATTCCTATTTCTCCGGCCTTGCCAAAAGCAAAGGCTTTGCAGTTGGTTGGGTGAGCCGGATATATTTCTCCCGGGTGTCTTCGTCTTTGAGGTAAGGCAGTAATCGTATGGCCTGCGACCGCTCGACAAACACCCGTTGCTGATTCATGTGGCTGACCTTCACAGCTTGAGGCACAACCCTGAAGGCAGCCTTCACCTTATCCTCATCGGATTCCGTCCCCGCAAAATAGCCCTCAAGCACTTCAAGGGCCTTCCCACCCACATCGATTATCTTTTCCCTGAGTTCTTCGTCTTTCATCTTCTCCCCTATTCGCTTTGAAGGTTAACCGCGCCAAGCCCCTCCATCCCATGCCGCGCCATACCGTGCCACGCCCGGCCACGCCAAGCCTCGCCAAGCCAAGCCGCACCGGGCCGAGTTGCACCTCGCTGGTCAATATCTATTCCCACCCATCTACGGTAAAACGCCCATATTGCGGCCGATGGGTTCCTAAACCGATCATCATCCCGCCCATCGTGAACCAGTTGAACAGCTTGTTAGGATCGATCTTGTCGTTTTTGATAAGTGAGATTTCGAAATCGAGCGACCACGGAAGCATTAGAACTGGCCTGGGCCTGGCCTCTTGCTTGATGACCTTCCCGTTGCTCATCCTCGTAACGGCCGCCTCCAAGTGGATGCGGAATTGCTTCCCGTTAAATTCCTTGAAAATGATCGGTCCATTCTCGTCTTGGAAATTGATCATCGAATTATTGATGAAGCAGAAGGCTTGCCCCGTCTGCGCGTACTTCGATCCCTCTTTCCCCTCGAATCTGCGCGCACAGCCATAGGGCTTCTCCTCGGCGAACAGGAACTGCAGAACGTTGTTGCCGGGGAAGACAACCTGGTTTCCTTCGGCCAAGTAGAATTTCTGTTCGGCTGGTCTTGGTTCGGATGAATGGTCAATGAAACGGTCAAACATGATGTCCGCCGTCCCTGCCAATCTGACTTTGATTTTCGTTTCCTGCATTGTGTGTTCTCCTCTTTGTGTTTGTGTTTGCCGCGCCCTGCCAAGCCTAGCCAAGCCCAGCCAAGCCCCACCGCGCCTTGCCCAGTTCAATAAATGAATCTCTTTGCGGGTTGCGTCCTTGGTTCTACTGCCGCCCCGTTCTGCCGTGCCGAGTCGAATCGGATTTCGACCTCGTACCTGGGCGGATCTCCGTACAGCTTGACCAGCCGCACGTCATGGATTTGCTTGTCGTCGTGATAGAAGATCCCCCGTCCTACGTCCTCGAAGTGCTTCAAAATGTTTGAGGCGTCAGGCTTTGTTTCCGGGGTGATCTCTCCACTCAGGGCCTTTTCCACCCACTTTTTGGGCTTTGACTGAGGCATCGGCATGTAAGCCCTTATGCTCAGAGCAATTCCGCCGTGCAATGGCTGCGGCGGCCTGTGCTCCAGCATCAAATAGGCCAGGTTCTTTTCGTCCCGGACTTGGTCCTTCGTCTTGTATGCTTGGCTGAATGTCCGGCCGTCCTTGGTGGTCACCTGCCGATGCCGGTGCCTCGACTGACCCCGAGGCTTCAAGACGATGGTGAAGGAAATCAGGCCGTCCATTATCTTGCCTCGCCATTATCTGGATCACTCAATAACAGCTTCCTTCCGTTTCCATTCCCGCCTGCCAGCGCCAACGGTGACGGCGCCGCGATCCTGATCGGTTCCGGGATATGCTCCAGGTAGCCCCGCGCCGCATTGCCGGTGGCAAAACATCCATGCATTGTGACCGGCGGCATCTCGGGAAGCGCCTTGTAAATCCTCACGAACTCCTGCTGCTTCCATTTCAGGTCGTCGATCAACATTCTTCCCAACTGTTCCCAGCCGCCCATCAGTTCGATGGTTTTGCCGGTTCGGCCATCCTCGAACGTGACAGACTCTCCGATCCCGTGGCGCTGGATTGCCTGCAGGACAGAATCCCAGGCGAGGATTGCCCGCTCTTCGGTCTTGCCTTCGATCAGTTCGATTAATTCGACGGGCTTGGGAAACCATTTCAGCGTCATGATCGCGGTCATCATGGCATGCTCGATTTGCTCATCGCTGTAGTCCGACAATGCCCTTTGATAGACCTTGATCAGCAAGGCACTTAAAGGCTTATCGAAAGTCTCAGCCATAACCGCAAGGTTCTGGTCGAACTTCTCAGTGTTTATCATTCTGGGCCTCCATCGCTCTGAGGGCCTGGATGTTCTGCCAGGTTGTTGACCCTGCCTTACCCATCATGGTCGGGGAGCATTGGGATGATGGTTTGCCGTTTCCGCCCTTCAATGCAAACACGCCCTTCCATCCATGCTCGATGCTTTGGTTGATGATCTCTTCCGGGTTCTGTCCTGCATCCATAAAGGCTTGGAGTTTTTTCAAGGTGAGCTGTTCTGCTTTCGGGCTCATGGGGGCTTTAAGAAGCCTGCGATGTTCCTTGAACGCATTCCACGTTTCGACAGGCATCCATGCGGGTAGCGCTTCTTTTGTTCCCCCCTTTTTAAGGGGGGTTAGGGGGGTTTTTTCTTCTTTCTTGTGTTTCTTGTATTTCTTGTGTTCTTGTGTGGAACGGCATCGTATCGCTGTCGTATCGGGGATCGTATCGCTATCGTATCGCAGTTTTTGATATTCCGAATTATTCTGACCGGTTGGTCGTATCGAGATCGTATCGGGGATCGTATCGCTATCGTATCGGGTATCGTATCGCTGCTGTGACGGGTCCATTGCGTTGTCTGCGTCGTATCGCAGTTTTTGATATTCCGAATAATGTGAAATAGTTATTCGTGTCGCTTTTGTTTCATTTGTCGTTTCGATAGCGTTTCTCTGTCGCAATACCGAAAGAAACCGCTGCGCGCGCGGCTTGCTCCATCCCCATCTTCTCGCTAAATACTCGATGCTCCTGACTACCTCCCCCCTCCCGTAAGTCACGGCCTTCCCCTGTATGATGGTTTCCTTTTCTCCTTCCTTCCATCGGGCCAACTGGAGCAAATCAAGCCACGCCTCGGCCCTGGAAAACGTTCGCCGCTCGGTCCAGAAGTCGTGCTCGAAGAACTTACGCAAAACAATGAGGTAGCCTTGCTGCATTGCTTTCCAGTCTCAGGCAAGGTTCATTGCGCCATTTTCTCGATAACAACCGTAATCCGCCTTTTGACAGAGCTGCGCTTCTTCCTGTTCCGTTCAGACCTGGCGGTAATACAATTCGCGCAGCAATACGGGTTGGACGGGAAAAAGTAGACTCCATCTTCCACTCGTCCCCCGCATTCATTGCATACGTCCGGTTTTGTCTTCCGCTTGCGGCCGGTCGCCGGGGCCGCGACCTGGGGGCCTTCGGGAATTACCCCTGGAACGTGGATGCTTGACGGTAGCTGCCTCTTGATCGGCGCTGCACATTCAGTGGCCGGGATCGGCCCCGGACAACCAAGACATTCACTGCCAGCCCCGGACATGAAGACGTCGCGAATCTGTCCTTTGGGTTTGTTTCTTCTGGCCTCGCAATGCCTGGGGTTCAACTTGAGACCCGGGATCTTCCGGCATAGATGAGTGCAGATCCCGACCACAGCCGCGGCCTGTTCTTCCCGGTGACTATTCAAAGCCGCGCCCCTTCACCCAGTGGCGGTGGTCGAGCTTGAGCACATCAATTCGGTCTCGCCGGTCTCGCCATGCACCGAATAAACTTATGAGGAGTCCGGTTGCGATGGACCCGACCAGCGACCCAAACACGACCCCGCCCCCGAAACTGAGCCAATCAATTTCTAGCATCGCCTTGACTCCTCATTGCCTTCGAAATCGTTTCCTTGACGGCCTTCATGATCTCGATCTTGTGTTTGGCTTCTTGGCTGGTCATCTTCCCTGACTCCACGCGCCGGGCATAAACCGCTTGCCTCATGCCGATTTCGCGGTCAACTTCCTTTAACTGCTCTTGCAGGGTTATCATGCTGCGTTTCTCCTTTAGTCCGTGATGGTTGCCGGGTTACTCTCCACCCGGCTAAGTCACGACTCCCACGCTCGCACGCGTTTTAGACACCGGCACATGCTCCGATGCCGCATGGTCGGCCAGCGACGGCCAGCATTGCTGCTGTGTCGCCCTTGCTGCCGTACTTCCCGAGGCTCGCTTCGGTGGTCGTTCACCCCCGCATCCCTGCTCGGTCCAGGCCTGACAGTTCCCCGGTTTCTTGCCAGGATTCCGATCTCGATCATCCGGCGGAAGGAGACGTATTCACCTTTCTGGGGCACTCCATTGGGTCACGATTCAGGCCGCACCTGGGGCCGACGTGCCACCGAAAGGCATTGCACTCGACCCGATAGAAAATGCACTCTCCCTTGCTCAACCACGCCGGTGGTTCATCGACCCAACTGGCGACCGTTTCAGGCGGCAATTCTCAAAGGAGCCGGTCGGAATACAGACCGAACCTCGGCGCGTAGACCTTTCGTTCTCCCATGCTCAACAGCGCCGGTAAGCGATCCGCGATCTTGGATTTCTTGCACAGCTTTTCGAGGTTGCTTTCGCTCAGGCTCAAGTTCGACCAGATCAGTTCAGGCTTAACTCCGAAAGCGACAAGGGCCCGGGTCAACTTGGACAAATCCTTCACTTTCCATGGCTTATTCTCGCGCAGCTCCGCGACTCTGCCGCAACCCTCAACCGGTCCGTGCTGCTCGACCCATTGCCGCAAGAGATCCTTCAACTGCCCTGTTACCTGGTCCGCGAACACGAGGAAGGCCAATGCCTTCCGGGCTTCCTCGTCAGTCTGGATCTCCTGGGGAATCCTGATCGTCGGCGACTGTTCCGCCGTTACGAGGGCCGTCTTAACTTCTTGCTTCGGCTCACAATCGGGAATTTGGCAGTATCGGCATTGGTCGCAGATGACGGCGGGATATTCAGTCATCGAATTGATACGCTGCAGGCGCGCTTTGATCTGCTCTCCGATCGGCACCACGTCTATTGCGGTGTATTCCTGGGAAATACGGGTGCCCTTGGCGAGTTCTTCAACGATGCAGACAACCCTATTCACGGGCCGGTTGCCGCAATCGCGAGGCAGCAGAGCACTCCAGGCCGCCCAAGCGTAAAGATCGATTTGCAGCCGGTCCGTTTCACCCTGGCCCGTCTTGAAGTCGGTGATGTAGATCGTGTCTTCCAGGCGATATGCCAGGTCGAGGACCGCCCGAAATCCTACGTTCTTGGCGAACCAGGAATCAGGGCCAGGCATGAATTTCAGCCTGTCATCAAAAGCAAGCTGCGCCTCAGCCCTCAGGTCGACCACACCAATGGGCAGCGCAACACAGGACGTTCGCTTGAAAGCCTCGATCAGCTCCAGGCATTTGTCTCGGATGGATTCGTCTTTGAAATGCACCTGGTCGAAGAAGGAAAGGTCGCTCGGCATGTTCCGGTCGCGTAGCCACTCCATGTAGTCCGCGATGCAGGCATGCACGGCCTTCCCGATCCTCATATAATCGTTTTCGGCTTCCTTAAAATCCTTGGCGATCCGCAGGCGATAGAAACGATGTGGGCAGTCCGCATCTTTCCAAGCTGAAAAACTTAAGGGGATCATATCAGCCCTCCTGCTTCCGGTGGTTCCTCACCCAGGTACAGGCAAAAACCGTCCCGCTTCCTGATGTCGCAATAGGTCGAGCACCAGTCTCGATTGACCATATCCCCATCTTTTTTGCAGAACACCTTGCCAGTTTCATAAGGTGGATCAGTAAGATCCGCTTGGGCTGCCTCCTCAGGCGCCAACTCGGAATTGGCCGCCGCTTGTGGTGGTTCGGGTGGGGGTGGCTGTTGACTCGCCTGCAGTTCGCTAACCTGATTGAGCAGGTCTGTCGCCTCTTCACTACGCAGATATGAAAGCTCGGGGTATCCGATCTCGTTCAGATAATCCCGGACGAGCCTTTCAACCCGTTTGTCCGGCCCCCTCATTGCCTGCCGCAAAGACAACAACTGTTCCGGTGTAGATCCGCAGGTAACAATGGTGCCCTTGCCGAAAACGGCAGGATCAACCTCGAAACGATTGGCGCGCCGCCGCCGCCCTTTCCCGTCCACGTGGGTTGTTGCCTGTTCGTTCGCCTTCTCCTGCTGCTCCTGTGGGGGTGTTTCAACCTGGGGCGGGGCTTGGCCGGCTGGTGGGACATCCGATGTCCCAGGTTGTTGCGGAGGGGGTAGTTGCGAGGGATCCGGTTTCGCTTCCATCGAAGGCTTCGTTTTGGTCTCCGTCGCAGGCGGCGGGACCGCAGCCGTGGCAGGGGCGGGGGGCGCCGCGGCAGGCTTTGACTCAACATCAACCACTTGGACTTGCTCGGGGTAAAACTCCTCGACGATTTCCTGAGTCTCCCCGTTGTCGATAATCGCCGGGTCCTTGGCGATCAGCTTCCGGGCCATGACTTCGATCTGTTCCATGCGCCCCATGAAAAGCGCCTGGTCCTTGGCCCTGCTGAACGCTATCTGTTGGAGGTCCTGGACGCTCCCTCGATACTCGAGGCCTACCACCCAAACCAGCATGCTTTGACCTGTCGTGGGGATGATCACCGTCTTGGGGCGCAAGGTGAGGTCAAAAGGCAGCCCGGCTACGAAACCGGCCGTGAGTGTGGAAATAAGGCTCAGTGAAGAGGTGATTCCGACCACGCTGTTATAGCTCGTCGTGCGGAGCTTGAAGACTCCGCCCACCCGGGCCACGCCGTCAATCATCACCGACAAGGTGCCATTGACCTTGCAGCGGGGAGCTTCGGGCGTGCCCTCATAGGTGGGGTCCTGCAGATGACAAGGGCAGGGCCTTTTCACTCGTTCCTTGCCATTCATTCGGCCGGCCTGCTCTCCATCCCCCGCGCACCATAAGGTTTTGCCCTTAAAGGCCACGTAGCGCGATTGGAAATTGAGCTCCAAAGCATTGTAAACCAGCCGCACGGGCAATACTCGCGGCTTCTCGCCATACATTTTGTGGACTTCCTCGTTTCGAAGGAAGTTGCCATCCGGGCCGCGCTCAAGAGTGGTGACCAAAAAGTGATCAAGTTTTTGGGGGGGGTAGAATTGCGCCCCCCTTGCCGACGTGATCATCTTGCCCTTGACGCCGATCTTGATCTTTCCGGCTTCCGACAAGCCGGGGATCAGGTTCTTGATAAGCAAGGCGTGATTCATTCTGGACTCGATCTGTTGGATTTCGGTTGACATGAGGGTTGCTCCTTGATTGAATTAAATGTGAAGCATTTGCATTTCCCCTCGACCGTGGGTGCCACCACGCGAGGGGTTTTCTATTTCCGCCGCCAGCTGTACTCCTTCCCGCAGGCCAAACACTTGTGCCGCGTCTTTCCTTTGACGTCGCCGCCGAGGCATTCCCGATACCACCCGGCAATGAGCTGTACCCGCTGGGACCAACAAGCCGGGCAATTGAATGGATTTTTCAAACTGCTTCTCATCTGCTCTCCTTCCTTTGTCTTGGGTTCAAAGTTTCCCCGCCTTCACCGTCCTGGTCCCCCATCGTGACTTGATGGTGACCTCCTTCGGACCCGGCTTCACTTCGCCCATTTCAAGGGCGATCATCCGCTTGAGGGCTTGGATCTTGCGCGTGGTCGCCTTCTCCAAGTCATCGATTTCTGCCCGAATCCGGGCGATTACTTCTTTGGAGTCGTCGTCAAGCATAAGGGCTCAATTTCAGAAGAAATTCAGCAAAGGTTCTCATTCACTTTTCCAGTCAACATCCTGAAAATTGGAGAGAAGGCTCTTTGGCATACGTTTAACCAGCTCTAGCCCGATGCTGATGCATGCTCTTCCCAGCTCAGATGCTGATAGGTCCTTGTTGAAGGCGGTCTGCCTCAATTCATCCGCCATTCGTTCACTGACCATGAAAGTGAGTTTCACATCGTTTGCGGCCATGATTCTTTGCCTTCGTCTTGGGTGGTTTCCTTTGGTGTTGGGGAGTTGCGATCTGACAACATCGGGTTGTGATAGGTTTCCGGATAAAGCCAGGAGAGACGTGGAATGCCCGTTGCTTCTTCCAGCCTCTTAGCCATCTTCTTCCCGATACTGACTTTTCCGCTCAGAATGATGCTTACCGCCTGTCGCGTGATGCCCATGCGGCGGGCAAGGTCGGCTTGGAAGCCTCTGTCGTGTTTTTGGTTTACATTGGTGGTGCACATGGTAAATTCCTTTCAATTGCTCAGGTTGGCCTCTAGAACCATGACCACACGTATTTGACGGTGGCGATGGCCAGGGTCCATGAGACGAACCCGAGCAAGGACTTGAATGCCAGGCCTGCGATTACATCCTTGGTGGTTCTGTTGGCTTTGTCTCCTGTTATGCGGGCGAGAATTTCCATTCTATTGCTCCTCGAATAAAGGAAAGGACAAATGACCGTCATTGCCGATCTCTGGAATCTGATTAAGGACAGCCGTGAATGGAAAGCAATGACCGAAGCGATGCGGAAAATCCCGGAGCTTGAGGCCAGGATTGCGGAACTTGAGAGAAGGACTTCCCAGACAAGCTGCGAGTATGTCTGTGACCACTGCGGCAGCCCGGAACTGAAGCGAACCGGAAGCCGGCCCGACCCGACATTTGGGCCGCTCGGCGTCAAGCAGGCGGTTTTTGTATGCAACTCCTGCGGAAAGGAGAGTTTTTTCACTCCGAAGACCTGATTTAGGGGGCGTGGGCATGGTGAATTTCCTCCTGGGTAAATGATTCGATAACATTGAAATTCAAAACGAATACAATGTCAAATAAAAAATTGTTTTCCGATATAGGCAGGCGAATTCTTTTGCTGCGGCAAGAGTCGGGGCTCGATCAGAAATCCTTTGCTGCAACGCTTGCAATGTCTCAGGGCAGATACAGCCAAATTGAAACCGGAAGCGCCCATCCGTCTAAAAGGTTTCTGCGGCTTATTCAAAAGGAATATAGAGCTAATCCGGACTGGGTGCTGACTGGAGAAGGTCCCATGAAGGCAGAGCAATCGCTCTCTGACATGAGCCTGGATTTGGCGGCCCGATATGCCCCCGGTGATCCCAGGGCAAAAGACGCCGTTCGCCTGCGAGGCTACTTCACACCCATTCCGAAAGTGACCGGCTTCCTTTCCGGGGGGCCTGGGTCCTGGGAATTAAGTCCGGAAGTGGAGCAGTATTACGCCTTCCGAACCGACTGGCTTAAATCCAAAGGCCAGCCCGCCCACATGAAACTGATGCAGGTCAAGGGTGATTCCATGTATCCGACCCTGCAGAATGGCGATTATGTTCTGGTCGATGAAAGCCAAACAACACCCCTCGATGGCCGCATAATGGCGCTGAATCTGTCTGGTGAGGCCGTGGTGAAGCGTATCCGAATCGAGCTTGACGGCCGGATATCGGTTTTGAGTGACAGTGGCGAAGTTCGTGGGCCGTGCAAGCCCGATGAAATAACGATCCTGGGCAAGGTCGTTTGGCTTGGGCGGGAGCTTTAAAGAAAGGGTATTGAGATGAGTCTGATCGTTTCACTGAGGGTTTCGGACGGGATTGTTGTTGCAGCGGATAGTCTTTCGACTGGACGAAATATTCTTGAGTTGGGCCTGGAAGCACAATGCCCTTCCTGCAAAACAAAGATCAGTCCTGCGCAGATGAGGTCCCAGAAGATAGCCATTCCATATTCGGCGTCGTCTTATACACAGAAGCTTTTCCCCCTTTTCGGGAAGTATGCCGTCGCTTCCTTTGGTATGGGCATTATCAATTCTAGAAGCATCTATTATCACGTTAAGCAATTTGAATCATTGAATGAAAAGCACAAGCAAACAACAATAAGGGGGTTGAAAGATCGATTTGTGAGCTATATGGAGCAGGAGCTCCTTGCCCAATACCCCAAATACCGGGACGAAGCCCCCGAGGACTGGAGGCCCGTATCGTTCCATTTGAATGGATTTGATAAGATCAATGAGAGATATTCAGGGAAAACCCTCATCATCAGTGTAGGGAAAAACAGCCAAACCAAAGAGATTGAGGACATAGGGTGCACCGCGAGCGGTGCCATGACCGTAGTCCAAAAACTTTGGGACATAGGGAAAGATGATCCTCGTCAGCAAATCAAATATGGATTATTATCATTACAGGATGCAGTCGATTTGACCGAGTATTTGATTGATACGACGAGCCGCTTCCAGAGATTTGCCAATGAGGTCCCGACCGTAGGAGGGCAGATCGATATTGCTCTATTGACCCCTTTTCATGGATTCCAGTGGATAAAGAGGAAAGAACTCTTGGAAACCTTGGATGGGCCGAGAGATGGGAGGAAGACAAAATGAAAAACAAAGTCATCACAGAAGGGAATCAGCAAGCAATTGATGTTTTTACTCCACTTGTGATGGTTGTTCCCGACATCAATTCGTACAACTTTGTCGAAGGAATCCCAACCGATACGATTAACGACAGATGCGACGATGACATTGTAAACGACATCTTGAGAAAGCATTCCGGAGCCTGGGCAACCTTGTCGGCAATGTGAACCCGATTTCTGTTCAACAGATTATTAATTTGAACCGGGAAATAATTTTGCGTACCGGCGGGTTTGCCCGAGGAGCCGGAAGGCTTCAAAACAAGAATAGCCTGGAGTACGTCGTTGCACTAGTTAATTCGATCGGCGATGGTGAAACGTTCTGCATGTCAGTCCATGAAATGGCTGCGGCTCTGGCATTTCACATTATTTCCGGCCATGTGTTCATCGATGGAAACAAGCGCACCGGGATGATCGCGGCTCTATGGTTTCTCGAAAGGAACGGATGGAGCCTTTCCAAGAATGTTAAAGAGAACCATCTTGTTCAATTGGCTCTCGACGTTGCCACCAATTCGATCAGCAAAACCGAAATTGCCAAGTGGTTCGAGCAAAACAGTTTTTCTATTTAGATTGCCTCCTTTGCCAAAAACGGAATGCAAAATGAGCGTCCACCGAAAGCTCGATGATTGCGATATGGTTCAGCTTCAGTGAGGAACATCCCAACTACATGGCTCAGGGCGAAACCAATTCATGAGCGTCCATCGCCGCTCAGATGATGGCCGCTGGTTTGTTAAATGGTACGAGGGGGGCAAGGAAAAGCGCCGTTACTTCGGGTGCGACGCCTCCGGGGAATCCCTCGCCATCCGTTACGACGAACAACTCAAGCGTGATCGCGGCAAAGTGCCACAAGTGAGCGGGGGCCTTACCGTCGCCGAGCTCCTGCAGCGATACCATTCAGACCACCCCGTCGAATCCAGCACCAGCCAATCGGACTATTACCGGATCAGCAGCATTATGATCCCGCTCTTGGGAGCCATCTACGTTGAAGCGCTCACGTCGGTTGAGCTAAATCGGTACGTCAAAATTCGCCTTGAGGCCGGCCGCAAACTCCGCACCATAGCGCGTGAGATTGACCTACTGCGGGCGGCGATGTCATGGGCCGAGGCTCAGGACCCCCCGTTGGTGTTCCGCAATTCAGTGCGCAAATTCAAACTCAAGCATGGTGCCGATGAAATCCCGCACCCGCCGACCCGCCAGGAAGTCGAGCGCCTGCTTGCCGTCTCCCCTCCGCACCTGACTCGCGCCCTTATCATTTCCTGGGCCTGCGGCCTGCGCCCTGGGGGCGAAGTGTTCCGCCTCACCTGGGCAGACGTGGACTTCGAAGGCCACGAACTGCGGGTGATCTCCGCTCGCAAAGGAGGGCCGGTTGCCCGATCAGTGCCGCTCGACCCGGCCATGCTGGCTCTGTTTAAGTCATGGCATGAATCGGATCTTGCCAACGCGCCGGACAAGATGCCCGCCGATCAAATCGCGATTGTTCATTACCGATTCCGGCCCGTGGCATCCGTCAAACGGTCCTGGGCTCACGCGAAAAAGGAAGCCAAGATCACGCGCCGCCTTCGCCCCTATGACCTCCGGCATGCGTGGTTCACAGGGGCTCTGAAACAGGGAGGGGACTTTAAGGCGATCTCCGAACTCGGCGGGCATTCCCGGGTGGATACCACGTTGAGGTTCTATGACCACGTCACGGGGGAGAGGCACCGTAGAGCCGTCGAGAAGATTCAGCGCATTACCGGGGCAACAATTCAGACCTTGCTCAGTGGTAATCGTCCGGAGGAATCGGAGCGGCCGAATGATTCATAATCATCCAGGGGCTTCGTGGGGCTTTCTGGCTATCATGCCGTTGGTGATGATAGCCGGGTCAGGATAATTTCTTGTTGGGGCAGACAAAAACAGAGAGAGGAAAGAACCATGGAGAGAATCTTGTCTAAACTTTACAATTCATCCCCGAAAGAAATTTTCCACTACGTATGGAACAGACTGAGATCTTCCGTACCACATGCCATCGGTGACAACAAAGTAAAAGAAATATCTGATGGGTTGCGAAAAAAGCTCGAATTCTATCAAACTACTAACCTCAAAGGAATCAATCCTGAAGAATTTACGAGCTCAATACAATCGAAAATTGGAGTAATTGATAGTCAAACCGAGGGATATTCTGACTTTTCTTCTACAGTGTTTTGCGAAAAATGGCCTTTTGGAGTCCGTAAACCCGCATGAAATCTAGGTCGTGTTTTTTGAACGAAAAAAATGTAGTGCCAGGAACTAAGCACTTTTTCCTTGATT